CGGTACCGTCTAGTACTGAAGTTAAGTACTCCCCATAACCAAAGCCACTCCGTGGCTTTGTATCATGGGGAGCACTTAACTTCTCGTTCTAGCCAGCAGAGTGGAGTACTTAATTTAAGTACTTGGCGGTACATCAACCCTCCTTAATAACATTCACTCGCGTACTAGGAGCGGTGCTTGAACTTATTTGTGGCGAGGATGGCGCTAAACGACTTGGCGACCTTGAAGACCGTGGGGTAGGGCGTGAGCGCTGCATCTGAGACTCGCCAAAGCCCGCGGCCCCCATTGCCCTTTGACTCGTATCAACTGCAAAGGTCGGTGGGGCTCCTGGCGCAGCAGTTCCAATATACTCAGCCGGCGGTGCCTGAGCCATATTTAGAGGTACAACAAGAACCGGCTGTGTGCTCGTCTGGACGTTGACCTGGGACTGTGATTGTGGCTGTGACCTTCTAGGCATATCTAGACCAGGGGCTACCTCGGAATCCTCTGGGAACGTTTCATAATCATCTGCACTTAACCCTTCGTCTGGCTGGGCCTCAGGCTGCGCGCTTGTGAATTGCAAGCCACCCATTGTCGTAGTTGCGGCCGGTACCGGTGCCGCTGCAGGTGCCTTCTCCTCGGGCATAGCATTCGAGGCTGCGATTGCAGCATTCACCGCTGCATTTACTACAGCCGAGTTTACTTTTCCTGGAACGGTCGATGTTGTCAAAGCTGCATTGACCGCCGCCTCGACGGCTGCATTGAGAACACGTGAGTTTACTTTCGGCTTCAAGTCAAATCCGCGTGCAGCCTCTTCCGTTTCCATCTCTGCTAAGCCAAGCGCCGACAAGTCCTCGGGCCGGATAGTAAAATCAGTATCCTTCTTTTCAATTCGCTCAGGGACTACAGTATCGAGGAGTGTTCTCTCAGGAAGCTTCGCACCCAGAGCCGCCGCCTGCTGATCCGCCGTGAGTTCAACAAGAGGTGCCCCACGCAAATGCGTGACATCGCGCTCCGTCAGCATCCGCATACTCATATTCAAAAAGAACGCGAGCTCCTGGTCGAGTAGTTTCGTAGCATATGGAATCTCAACCTTTGAAAAGGTCGCCGCGCTACGCTTCGACGGTGGTAGAAGCTCGAGCGTCGTCGCAGAATCACCAATATAGCTGACGGGCCCATCACACATCGAGCATACATATAGCTTCTTCGATTCATTGTAAATGGGAATCGTACCGCAGCCGTTACATACATAGGTCGTGTAGGCATCCGCGCGCTTCATATAAGACTCGCGGACGAAATCCATAATACCATGACCCACAATCGCATCGCGCTCCATTTCACCAATACGTAAGCCGCCCTGGTTGCCACGCCCACCTGTCGGCTGGTGCGTCCGCTGCTCCTTGCGACCCTCGGCGCGCGCGTTCCACTTGTCTTCGGGCATGTGCTTGAGACGCATAATGTAAATATTACCCATAAAAATCGTGGAGGGTATCATCGAACCCGACATTCCATCGTATAAGAGGTCATCACCGAGAGCGTCCATACCAAGCTGCTCCGTAAGCACCTTACCAATCTGCTCCGACGGATTTCCGTCATTCATAAAGGCCGTTGCGTTTCCGATAACACCGAGGCCTGGCGCGGCCTTTCCTAGAAGTGACTCGAGGAGCTGCGCCATCGTCATACGCGATGGCATACAGTGAGGATTCACTATCATATCTGGCACCATGCCATCGGCCGTGCGGGGCATGTCGTGGGCGCGGATAAGCATACCAATCGTGCCCTTCTGACCGTGGCGCGTGGAAAACTTGTCGCCCAGCTCAGGAATACGGTCCTGAATCACACGGATTTTTATAAGGGCGCGACCTAGATTGTTCGTCATCACGGCCACCTTCTCCACACGCCCGTGAGTCCAGACTTGAGCGGTAAGAGAGGCATCACGCATCTCGCCACCCTGTGTTTGTAGATACATTCCAACAAGCACCGTTGACTCATCAGCGTACTCGCCCACGCGAATAATTCCACGCTCATCCAGCTTCGAATAGTCGAGGCCGGCCTTTAAAGAGGTCCAGCCAGGAATACGCGCAGGGTTACCGACCCGCGTCCGCGTCTTCGCCTGCTCGTCGTCTTCCTCGAAGGTTTCGTAGGATTTGAAAGTCATATTACGGAACATTCCACGCTGGAACGAATCCGCATTAAAAATGATACCGTCATCCTGATTGTAGCCCGTGAAGGAGCCAATCGCCACCATTAGATTCTGTCCGTATGGCATCTGACCGTCGGCGATATAGTCATAGTATAGAGTTCTCACAATAGGGGCCTCGCCATATGAAAGGACGTGGACCATGTTATCAAAGCGGTTCGGATAGTTTGTAGCATAGACTGAGAGGCCCTGTTTCGACTGCGAGCAGCTGAGCTGGTTACGAGGTGACTGGTTGTGGTTTGCAAAGGGAATCACGGACGTGAGAAGACCCATCATACTGCTTGGATGAATCTCGAGATGGCTGGACTCGTCTTTGATATAATCTGGAAACATGGCAATATATGCCTCATTTGCTTCGTATGGGTCAACATATTCAATTGACCCGATATAGGGTGTGAGAGCCTTCACATAGTCTTCTAGCTTTGGTGCGGCAGTGTTTGAAAGAGGGTCAATAAAACCGGTCTGGAAGAGGCCGCGCTCCTTTGTAAGAGGGAGAGAACCCATTATGAAATCACGCCAATTGGAACCATTTGCCAATGATTCGAGGTTTACTGAGCCAGCATTTTTGGGGCCTTTTTCCAAAAAGGCCAAGTGGATGAGGGGTCGAATAGGCCGCCCCTCATCCATGTAGACATTTACTCGTCTGTCACGAATACTGAAACTAATCGATGCAGATACAGGAAGGCAACCAGTCCACTTCATTGCCTTCAACACGTCGCGTAAAAGGGTCGGTGATTGCGTGTAACCGATGATACCCGAGTTCACGAAAACGGGTACTGAAATACCGACAGTATCAGGAGTCATTTCATCACAACCCATCACACCCCCACGCTCGATAAGCCACTTGATAAAGCTCGCCGGCTCCGTACCAGTCGAAATCATGGTAAGAATCGACAGATTCTTCGTGATACCGATACTCCCTCCACCAGGGGTCTCACTCGTACAGAAATATCCAAACTGACTTGGGTGGAGACGACGAGGTCCAGGAATCGCTAGACCTGTATCAAAATCGAGCACGACACGGCGACAATGCGACATGAAATCCATGTAAGAAAGACGCGACAGCGGCTGAATGACCCCCGTCTTCTCCTCACCGAGTCCCGCCCCCCATTTGCCCTTGAAACCACGAAAAATACCGTCAGTCAGCCCACCAGACTTGAAAATCTCGTTAAGAATTCCCTGCTGAAAAAGATTCTGAAAGTTCATATCACTATAGAGACTATTGTTGTAGTTATACTGCTCGTCTATCTTCAGAATCGAGCTCTTTTTCCAAACCTTATAGACGTCCTGAAAGAGCATACGAGTTAGAATACCACTCGTCAGACACCGCTGATTACGGATGTCGTCTCGGTCAGTCTCCGCGTCAATACCCGCCTGAACGCGAAGAATCCGACGAACACACTCGGCGAGAAAGGCAATACGAGCCCCAGGACGGTTTTCTACATGAATAAAGGTCTGTTTCTGCAGAACATTGAGAACATGCGCCTCTGAGAAACCCTTCGTAAGCACCTTGATATACTGTATGGCCGAGTACGTGTCGAGCAGAGGAAAGGCCTCCAGGATGCTCTCGTGGAGAAGGGGCTCGAGAATCTTCGATTCGGCGGACTCAGGGTCAGGTAGGATAGCGCGAACAATGTCCTCATCGGCCTGAAGGCCCATGGCTCTGAAAAGCACGAAAATAGGAATGGCGTCACGAACAAAGGGTATATTGACATGCAGGGTAGAGGCGAGCCGCCGCCATGTGAATGATACGCGTTTCACCTGACGCGTCTCAGGGTTCAAGCAACTAATCGACGAATATATGGAAACGTCTGGATCCGATTTCTGCTGAGTGATATAAAGCGTATTGAAGGCCATTTCCTGCCGCGTAATAAGCACCTTTTCTGCACCATCAACTATAAAGTAGCCACCACTATCATAGATACATTCACCAACCTCCTTTAAAAAGCTCTGTGGCTTTCCGTACAGCACACAGTAGCGACTGTGTAACATAATCGGCATTTTTAGGAGCGGGAATTTGGCAAGATAGCTGTAGGCGGCGTCCTTCTCAGGATCCATTGTAATTATCTCACTCATCGGTGCACCGCCAGATGGATTCGGCCGAGATATCTTCAAACGAATCACGATATCGACCTCAATTTGGCTGACGTAATTGAGATTTCGTAGGCGTGCCTCGTTCGGATACATTACGCGTATTTCTTCGGCATCCCGCAGATTTATAGTGGGTGTACCAATATAAATACGATTGCCCTCGAGACCGCCTATGAATATCTCTGCCTGCAGCGCGTAGAAACCTGTTGAACCGATAGGATCCTCAAGAAGGGTTAAAGGGTTCTCGGCCTTTATAATGGCCGGCAAGTCCTGTGACAAGAACTGGTCGTAGCTCTCGATATGATGACGCGTATAAGGGTAGTCCTGCGTCCGAAAATATGTTCTGAGTAATTTTTCAGCTAGTTGAGTCCCTGCATCACCCCTTACATTACTCATTCTAGTATAGCCACCTAATGCCTATTTAGGTTTGTTAGCGGTGTTGTTATTAAGATTTTCTTTACCGTGTTGTGCCGAAGTTAATAGCTCCATAGGAGCTATTAACTAGGGCCTACAACACAACTGTTGGCATGTAGGCTAAAAATAAGTACCCCAAAGGGGTACTTATTTTTAGCACATGCCGGTAAGAAAATCATAATAAATGTATATTGTTGCTCAATCAAGCCCTCAGAATCTCAGGACTGCCTGATTTGCTTGTATCGAATCCTTTCATCGCAAGGGTGACCTCTTGAAGTGGGCCTGGGACAGGTGATTTGCTACCCATTAGAGAGCTGTGTGGAGCGATACTCATAATATCTTTGAAGCCCCCACCCGCCAGATTTGAACCGGTAGAGCTGCCGATGATAGGCGTTATGTCCTTAACGCCACAATCCTGAAACATCGCTTGTTTATTTATAGTGTCATAGAATCCTAGGCCAGATGACTGGTACGTTGGGAAACTGCCGTGAACTCCATAGACACCGGGCTGTGTCACTGAATCGAGTGGAGCCCCTGCAAGGACACCGCCCTTCTGTTTCCGTGTTTTGCGACCCATGTGACGTGTAGCAGTAAGTCGTTTTATTCTGAGATATGCCTCTGCCGAGTCTGTTGATACCGGGCGGTGAAAAATCTTCTTCCACATCTTCTGGAACTCCTTTATCTGCTCTGCAGCAGGCTTCCCTTCCTTTAGAATATCATGGGTTGACTTATGTATTTCGTCCCATGCATGCTTAAGTTCTGGGATAGTTAGTGCATTCCGCTTTTTACTAAGTTTAAGTTTTCTTGTGCCCTTTTTCATCATAATGCCTATTATATAGCCCTATTAAACGCCGATACAAACCCTGAGTTCTTATAGTTTTTATACTGACTCTGAGGTGTTGATAGAGCTTGACTTTGGGAGCTTCGATTCAACCATAGACTTGAAAACGATGGTAATATCATCGCAGCATTTGTAAAAAGACTACTCAAGCCAAAGAGATATATGATATAACCGAGAGCTAAAATAACAACCGTTGCAATTATCATAATGGATGGAAGTCCATTTATTGGAGCGTTGCCAACAATAGCCGCTATACTTTTTGTGAATGTCATATGGTCGTAGTCAATTTCGAACATATTTCGATTTAAGACGACGGTATATGCAAGCAAAACAAGAGATAACAGACCTACAAGAAAAATGGGGATTCTTAAAACAAAACAAAGAACTACTACTGCTAACCCCCCCAAAACTGTTACCACGGGTGGTATATTTACGTCCATACTCTTTTATTGTGTTAGAACTTGTTGCCCCCACATCAAATCTGATATATCAGATTTAAATCTTATCGATCTTCTTGTGCGTTGCATAAGAAGATATATAAGATTTAATTCTGATATATCAGATTTAAATCTTATCGATTAAATCAACCTGTGTAAGAAAGTGCTTGCGACAACACGATCTCTTGATTTCCATTGCATCTAGAATCTTCTTCTCCGCCGTCTCAGGAATTGTCGTACCATCAAAGTACACTCGCTCCTCCGCCTGGTCGCCCTTCAACCGTTTTAGCTGGGCCTGATAGAAGCGCCACTTATCAGCAATATGCTTACCACAGTTCATGCACCGTACTGGGATAATCATTCTCTATTGGGAACCAAGAGAGAATGATTCTTCAATTTTACTGTGGGCGCTCAATGCGTAAGATTTTAGTATAAGATTCCATACCTACAAAAAGAATGTCATCAGTACTCAACGGGGCCGGACTAAACTACCAGGGCTTCAATCCAGTTGGCCGTGAACTCAGAAATCTTCGCACTGAGATCGATGTCCTTAAGAAGCTTGTAAATGACCTACGCACCAGTGGCGTTGGCTCCTCTGCCCCAGGTGTAGCTGGTCCTCCTGGCCCTGCTGGTCCTCCTGGCGCTGTCGGCCCCGCTGGCCCTGCTGGTCCCGCTGGCCCTGTTGGAGCCACGGGCCCTCCGGGTCCTCTTTCATACGTTGTTACGGCGGCGCCGGTCCCTGCACCCGCTACGGCAAGTTCCTAAACGCCCGTAGACTTGTCGCCGAGATATCAACCCCCTTCTCTTTCAAATCAAAGACCGCCCGCTTCGGCACAACATTAGGATACATCTTCAAGTAATTACGAATACAAGCAACCTGCTCCACACTCCATTTTGAGCGTGGACCAGATTGAACGACTTCCTCTGGATCCTCATCCAATCGCACAGGCCCCTTGCTGCTCTGAACCATCGGCCCAACCGTTACGACCCCCGCATGAACTGCATCATGACACTTGGCACACAAGACCACGAGATTTCGAATATGGTCCTGGACGCTCCCATCAGCAAAACGGCCATGTGAGTCCGCCCGAGACCGCTCATGAATATGATGTACTTCCAGGTCACGCACTACCTCTGCGTCACACTTCGTACAGTTCTTGCGAACAACGGACCCATTCCACTTCGAGACCGGCGCCTCTGCCTCATTAACAGTTCCCAACAGCCCTCGTCGAATGCTGTGCGCCATCTGTAAGACCCCCTCTGGAAGATTCATGGCCCTAGCCACCTCTAGGCCATACAAGCTACTACCCGAACCAGGTGTCAGAGTCCGCTCATAAATCAGGGCGTCCATAACAGGGTCGTAGCGAACCTTCAGATGCCAGACCTTGAGGCGTTCGAGTTCACGAACTGCCCCAATATCAAGAAGTCCATGAAGGTGTGTGGCAAATATAAACTTCGCCCCACGGTCGTGCAGCCACTTCAGACTCGACCCAACAATGGCAGTAGCGCTGACCGACTCCGTTCCAGAGCACAATTCGTCGCCTAACACCAGGCTACAGGGTCCCGCGTGCTCCAGAATCTCACGCAACTCCGTCATTTCCACCGCAAAGGACGACAACCCCGCCCACAGATTATCAGTATTCAGAATGCGTGTGAAAAGGCTCTTGAAGGGCACCAGGCTCATCGACTCCGCCGGTACATAGCAGCCTGCTTGGGCTAGCAGGACACTAATACCGACTGCCTTCATCAGGCTCGATTTCCCGCTCGCGTTCATACCATAGACTAGCCAGCTCTCGGGCCCCAGGGCAACGTCGTGCCGTACGTATTCAGTGCGGGTCGCCGAGCCTTCAATGAGTGGATGACGAAGACCGCGAAGAAAGACCTCAGAGACCGCCCCTTCGACCAAGCGCGGCCTAGAAAATCCGAGGTCCCTCGAGACCTTCGCAATGGTTACAGTGACATCCAGGCCAGCCACCCACTCTTCGGCCTTTTCTGTAGCTCGCGAACCTTCGGAGAGTTCATCGCAGAGGCGAGGGAGAACTTCGCGAATCTTCTCCTGGAGGTGCGCTCGCTCCTTTAAAAGTTCGCGGTAGGTCGAATCGAGTACCGGGAGTTCGAGATGCGATGACGACTTCTTTTGAACGATTACCATTCCCGTAAAAGGTTTGGCGCTCGAGCAGCGCTGAAGAATTGTCATCGCCACCTTGTTTCCAGTAATAATCGGCCCAGAGAGTTCCCGCTCCTCCAGTTTCAAAGAATCAGCAGGAATCTCCGCCCAGGTCCGAATCTTTTCCATAATCTCAAAAAGTTTCGCGCGGAGTCCCACAATTTTCTTTTCAATCGCCTCCACCTCTGGGGCTCTGCCCGCAGCGAAACAAAAAGTGTCTGGAGACTGGGCCCGTGCTTTTTCAATCGAAAAGAAGCTGAGGAGAGTTTCGTGGATTTGCTTAATATCCCAGTCAGAGCCCTTTTGAAGGGGTGTGGCTTCCGTAGCATCAATCAGCCTTTTGATATGCGTATAGCTTTGGTCGAGATTAAGAACATCGTCTGGCGTCACTGAGCCCGCGACCAGCCGTCGGTGAATTCTAGGAAGATCCGAAATTCCTCGGAGGTTAGCGGTTAGGGTTGCTCCCACCGCTCCAGACAATTCTAGAGCAGTTTGAATTTCATCGTATGACTTTTCCAGCTGGTCTGCCGCCGCCACGGGATACAGAATTCTATTTCTGATTGCGCGGAGTCCGAACGAAGTGTGCGTCCTCTGAAAAAGTCCAAGGATGGAATCCTCCATCCGAGGAGTTACCATATTCAATTGGAGGAGTGCCTGATTTCCCAAAAAAAGACTTGTGGATGGATTCCATTTTTCGGGAGAATGTAATTGTTTCAAACCGGATGGAAACATTTCCTGAATTCTTTGGAACATGCAACAAAGAATTCTTTCGGTTCGCGGCGCCGCCGCGATCCCGCAGGCCTCTCGAATTGGAAGAAGCCCGCGAATTGAAATTGTCTTCTGAAGAAAATCCTCCCGGACCTGGGGGATTTCCAAACTTCCCTGAGAAGCCGGATCTGCCGGATGAATTTGTAATTTGCAGCCGTGAAGCCCAAACTGCCTTTTAAGAGCTGCCGCGTCTGGCATTGTAATACGGTCTCCGCGCCACCATACAAGGCACTCTCGTGGCTGATGTACCTGAAAGAAGTGAAAGGCCCCGTCTGCAGTCCACGAGTCACGCTTGCCGACTGCTGCCGACTCATATGTTGCCGTGCGACCTGTGGTGAGGTCAGTGGCGGCGACTGAGAAGTTTGGGGGGGTTGATGCTCCCCATGGGGATTCCTCGAGCCAGATCCCAGCAATATAGACAGCATCCTGTTGTGCTGACTCGATGTGCGTACCAGGTGAAAGAATACGAGAGACTACGCGACTTGTGACGGCCCCCTTGGTGTCCTTGACCTGCTCGTAGACGGCTACGGTCCAATTTGCCTTTGTGAGGAGCGTGGCGTACTTGTGTAGGCTCTGCTCTGGAATTCCAGCAAAAAAGGCATCCGCGCCGCCAGGTCCATCCCCCTTCTTTGGACTCAGTTGAATGCCGAGAATTTCCGTAGCACGAACCATTGATGTCTGGGGCTGCGCTGTAGTGTCTAGCCAGTCATACATCTCGTAGAACTTGCCGACTTGGTAGAAAATTGCCGTATCTGCGCCATATTTAACAGCATGGTGCAGGTACGCCTTCTTGTATATATCATACATGGTGTTTACCATCTAGGGTTGGGTGGTATCTTATAAATATATCGTGAAAAATCTTAAGGTGGCTTAACGTGTTTGTAACGTCTAGTACTGAAGTTAAGTACTCCCTATAACCAAAGCCACTCTGTGGCTTTGTATCATAGGAAGCACTTAACTTCTCGTTCTAGCCATCAGAGCCAAGTACTTAAATTAAGTACTTGGCGGTATATTATTATAATAGAATGTCATTTATGGATACGCGTGACCCTATTTACAGGCTGATGACAGCTGAAGAAAATGAGGCTCACGATAAGCTTCCTCTAGAAGAAAAGGAATACCGTGGAGTACTTAACTTCAGTACTAGACGGTACCAGAAATATTTAGTTCGCATTCGGTTATTTCCACCGTATGATAAAAAGACTCTAACGCGCGAAGAATTCTATGAGAAATTTAAAAAAGAGTTAGCTTCTGCGAGTGGCCCGCCCGCCGCGGCGCCGCCTCGTACCGCCTCTTAGGTTGTGATTACACATTTCACAGGCCTTAGAATTACCAGGATTCTCAAAAGTGCATGCATTACAGACTTTTGATGAGGGGGCATTTTTTTCCTTCTTTTTTGCAGTTCTCTTTTTTATACGTGTGGTTGTCACCGGTCTATGACGCCCATCTTCTAAACTTGTCATAGCATTGACCGCCTCCTTTTCGCTTATTTCATATTCTCCATTAATCCGAATTGATTCAAAATGGGCCCCACTGGTATAAATACAGTGTATAGGCCAATTTGTAATACTATTATTATTATTTCTCCATTCGCAACATTCAGCTGGTAATACAATTTTCAAAGCGCCAGATGAAATTAATTCGAATCTGTTTCCGTAGCCTTCAGAACTATTTGCAGCAAGAAACTGAAATTTGAATTGAGCTGCAAGTAAAAATAATACAATATCCTCTAAATATTCCATTTTTTCAATACTCTTTTCAAGACTTTTATACAGGTCTGGCTCTATTCGCTTATAGCATAATACTACAGGCAAATTCAAAAAAATACCGCGTCTGAAAAAATTAGCAAATTCATTCTTATCAGCCTGCACTAACTTTCTAAAATTACTAGATGTTGCTGTGAGAAATGAATGAAATACACAATCAAAATTATTAGCACTTGAAAAAATAACATCCCAATTTGACGCTTCCTCACCAAACCCTTTGAATTTTCTCAGCACTCTCGTAGTTTCACCAGCCTCTAAATCATACATTCTTCCAATAATTTTATTAATATCAGAAACACTTTTTATATTTTCTAAAAATTCTAATTCATCTTTTAAGAAGCTACCAATTTCATTTTCATTCAAATTTGAATTAAATTTATTTTTTATTCTTTCTAAATAATACTCTTTAGTTGGTACATTTTGGTAGCTAGTTTTTCTTGACGCCATCCCCTATTTATAAAGCCCGTTTTTTGAGAACCATTAAATCAGAATAGATTTGTCTAAGAACGCTTTCAGGCGCCTTTGTTTCCGCCTTAATTAGCCCAGCCTTTACCAAATCCGTTTTCACATCGGTGAGGCTTGTGGCACCTGAAGATGTTTCAATCTTTTTGGCCTTATGCACTTTGCGCGTAAGGCCTTTGAGATTTACATTGACCTTCTTTGCCGTTTTCCTGTGGGAGGTCGAGGCCACGTGTTTTGGACCTGCGAGAATTACACTCGACTTCTTCCGAGACTTTGCCAGGACGACCTTTGCTCCACCAAGGCTCGCTACACTTGGACTCGCTACGCTTGGAGAAATAGTCCCAACCGTCGCCCCAGACTGTGTTAGCATTGAAGCCGCCCCCACCGCTTTTGTGTTATCTGAACCGGGTACACGTGTTGATGCTAGCTGGTCGATGGTTCCTGGGTGTGTACCTCCGCCCTCCTTTTTAACGGTGACCGATGAAATTATAAACTTCTTCTTTCTTGTCGCCCGCTTTTTTACACCGCCCTCCTGAGGCTCTTCAGGCTCTGGCTCTTCAGCCACAGGTACCTTATTAAAGATTTTTACCGTCTTTATATTTGGATCAGCCATAACTAAGATGTCTCGAGAAACTAAATTTAAAGGGCTTGTTTCCAAAAAAGATTAATAGACACAGATGCTTCCTTCATATCGCCATATCCTCGACCTGTACTTTCGGCAGGCCGAGGGGCGACAAATCATTTCCCACCAGATTGAATCATTTAATCATTTCATGGATATTGACATTCCTGAAATCATTCAAATGGTGAATCCACTGATTGTAAAAGGCTCGCCAGAGACTCCCCTATCAGGCCCGCGCTCTGCTCTCGCCTCTGCAACAGGTCTCTCGACCTCCGCTGCAAATGCGCTGATGGGGCGTGTGGCCGAGGCCCCTCTCGTTCCTGCGGGACAGGCCAAGCATGAATACGAGGTGGCTATCAGTTTCCGAAACGTCGCCCTGAGAAAGCCGACCATCTTTGAAAACAATGGTGCGATTCTCCCAATGATGCCAAATGATGCCCGTATGCGGAACTTGACCTATGCCTCGCCGCTTTTCGTGGACGTTCATGTGAAGACCACCTTTATTGACAACACAAAGGGTGGTGAGCGGCAGGTGCGCGAGCGGCTCTTTCCCAACGTCCACATGGGCAAGATTCCCGTGATGGTCGGCTCCAAGTACTGCCTTCTTCACGACCAGAAACACATTGCCCCTCGCATTCTTGGTGAGTGCGAGGAGGACTTCGGTGGCTACTTCATCGTCAGTGGTGGTGAGCGTGTCATTATCGCCCAGGAACGGATGTCAGAGAATCGCCCAGTGGTTTTCCGTAATAACCGGAATTCCAACAAGGAGTTGGAGGTCATTGAGGTCAAGTCCATCGGTCCCGATAACGACCAGGTTCCCAAATCAAACGGTGTGAAAATCATGTACCATCCGAAGAATCCGCAGATTCAGCTGCTGCGTGCAACGATGCCCCGTATCAAGACTGAGATTCCCCTCTTTATTCTCTTCAGGGCGCTCGGCGTGCTCGCTGACAAGGATATCCTGGACCTCATTCTCGGGCCTGAGGGTGACTCGACGTTCGATACCATTATCGACGAGTCAATTCAGGAGGCCGGCGAGGTTCAGACACAGGAGCAGGCTTTCACGTGGATGAGCGGGCATGTGAATAGCTGGTCGTCTCGCACGGTGCGCCAGATGAGAATGGACGATATCTTGAATACGGAGCTCTTTCCCCACATTGGCCTTGACCGATCCTTCTATTACGCGAAGGCCTGTTATCTGGCCCACATGGTTCGCAAGGTTCTGTGGGTCTCCTCAAATCGCATGCCGAACGATGACCGTGATGGCTACCCCAATAAGCGTGTGGATCTCCCTGGCTTCCTTCTAGCGAATCTCTTCCGTACGTACTTTACGACGAAGATGATTAAGGATATCCGTTCGTCACTCGCGAAAGAGATTCACGGAGGTGGCTGGCGCGCGAACGGCTCCTTCGAGGACATCCTGAACGTCAGCAACATCAATAAGGTCATCAAGTCTGTTATTATGGAGGTGGGGATGAAGACGTCGCTGGCTACGGGAAACTTCGGCTCAGCGAAGATTGGTGGTCCATCGAAAATCGGTGTCTCACAGGTTCTCAATCGTCTCAACTACATCAGTGGCGTCTCGCACTTGCGTCGTATCTCAACGCCGATTGAGAAGACAGGTAAGCTCGTGGCTCCGCGCAAGCTTCACAATACGCAGTGGGGCTATATCTGCCCTTCAGAGACGCCAGAGGGTCACTCAGTTGGTGTCGTGAAGAACATGTCTAGCACGGCCATTGTCAGCATCTATAGCAATCCGAAGACGGTGAAGGAGTTCATTGATACGATTGGGACGCTGAAGCCGCTCGCGACCACGACGGTGGCGGAGAAGCACAGCTCGACCCGTATGTTTCTGAATGGTGCCTGGATTGGTACGGTTGCTGTTAAGGACACCTTGGAAATGTTGGGTCGCCTTCGGCTGGCGAAGCGCACGGGGCGCATTCACATCCAGACGGGTATTATCTGGCGTGCGGCGCTGCGCGAGATTTGGCTCACGACGGAAGCTGGGCGGATGCTTCGCCCCCTCTTTGTGGTTCCAGCTCTTCAAGAAATCGCGGCGGACAAGACTGGTAAGCTTCTGAAGCAGGTGGAGGCATGCAAGCGTTGGGAGGAGGTATTGTTGTGGCTGAGCCCCTGCGGTAACACGCTTATTGAGTATATCGACCCTGGTGAGACAGAGAGCGCCTACATTGCCATGAAGATGGCCGATGCAGTTGGTGCCGGCGCCCCAGATTACACGCACGCCGAGATTCATGCCTCGACGGCCCTCGGTACTCTGGCTTCGAATATTCCTTTCCCAGACCACAATCAGTCTCCGAGAAATTCGTATCAGTGCGCGATGGGCAAGCAGTCGATGGGGATGTTTGCCCTGAACTTCCGCGAACGCTTCGATGCCATGGCGCATCTCCTCTGTTACCCGCAGGTCCCCTTCGTATCGCCCTTCATGAGTAAGTTCTACGGAGCGCAGGCGATGCCCTGCGGCCAGAATATTATCGTGGCGATTATGACCTACACGGGCTACAATCAGGAGGATTCTGTTATGATTAACCGTGGGTCTTTGGACCGTGGCCTCTTCCGCTCAATCTTCTACCGCACGTACAAGGATGAGGAGCGCAAGAATCAGTCATCTGGTGAGGAGGAGCGCTTTCTCCGACCCGATCCGTCGATGACGAAGCAGATGAAGAACGGCAACTATGACAAGCTGGACGAGACCGGCTTTGTCCCAGAGCAGGCATATGTTGACACTGATGATATCCTTATTGGTAAGGTGGTGCCGCTGCGTGTTCCGACGGGTATGGTGATTCCTGTTGGGTCGAAGAAGTACCGCGACGTTTCGCGTACGATGCGTAACAACGAGATTGGCTGGGTGGACCGTATCTTCAAGAACAGGAACGGTGAAGGCTACTCGTTCGCGAAGGTGCGTATGCGCCAGGACCGTATTCCCGAGATTGGCGATAAGTTCTCATCGCGTCACGGCCAGAAGGGTACGGTGGGGATGATTCTTAATCCCGAGGACATGCCCCAGACGGCTTCGGGTCTCGTGCCTGATATTATCATTAACCCGCATTGTATTCCTTCGCGCATGACTATCGCGCAGCTGATGGAGACGCTGCTTGGAAAGATGGGCTGTGAGCTGGGGTGTCTGGGTGATGGCTCGCCCTTCAATGAGGTTACGCTGGAGGGCATTACACGGATTATGCGCGACAATCTGGGGATGGAGCCGCAGGGAAATGAGATTCTATACAACGGTTTCACAGGTCGACAGATGGAGACGAGCATCTTCATGGGTCCGTGCTACTATCAGCGGCTGCGCCACTGCTCGGCGGATAAGATGCATTCACGGTCGTCAGGGCCCTTAGTTATGTTGACTCGTCAGCCGGCTGAGGGGCGGGCGCGTGAGGGTGGTCTGCGCTTTGGCGAGATGGAGCGTGATGCAGTAGCGGCCCACGGTGTTTCGGAATTCACAAAGGAGCGCCTGATGGAGTGCTCGGATCTCTTCCGTTGCTGGAGCTGTCAGGACTGTGGCCTCATTGCCATTGTGAATCCCCGAGAGGGTATCTGGAACTGCAGAGGTTGTGGTAATACGACGAACTTCTCGGCGATTGAGATTCCTTATGCTTATAAGCTTCTGCTACAGGAGCTGGAAACGATGTGTATCTCTTCACGGATTATTACACAGCAGAAGCTGCTGCGAGGGCTTACGTCAATCAGAGAATAAGGTCTAAGCCATAAGTAAGGGGTGATGCAGACTAGAAAAAAAGGTTTTTTTTCTAAGACGCGTAAAATACATGGTGGTGGAAGATCGCAGGCTAAAAAGGCTAGAACAGCTGCCAAGAAGGCTGCAGCACCACAACGAGCTGCAGCTGCTAAGGCTAAAGGGCAAGCCAATCATGCAGCCCGTCAAAAACAGGGTCTTGGGAAAAAAAGTAAGGCTAATAAAAGAGCGAATAAGAGTAAAGCTAGAGCGACCCAAAAGGCTGCTAAAGCTAAACAAGCGCCAAAAAGAGCTGCTAAAAAAGCTAAAACAAAACAGCAGCGTGCTCCAGGGTCAGGATCATCAGGACTTGGAACTGGACTAGGTGCTATGGGTGCTCTTGGCTCAATGCCCTCTATGCCTTCAATGCCTAACATGGGTGGCCCTAACCTTGGCGGCCCTGGTAACCTTGGCGGCCCTGGTAACTCTGGCGGCCCTGGTGGCCCTTCTGAAAATACACCCCCTGAAAATACGAGCGCTCAGGAACAAGCAGAAGCGAATGCTAAGGCTGAAGCTAATGCTAAGGCTGAAGCGAATGCTAAAGCTGAAGCTAATGCTAAGGCTGAAGCGAATGCTAAAGCTGAAGCGAATGCTAAAGCTGAAGCTAATGCTAAGGCTGAAGCGAATGCTAAAAAAAATGGTAATTCATTACTTGGCCCAGACGGCAAACCCATTCTTGGTCCAGATGGAAAACCTCTAAAAACTAAAAATGTAGATGGCATTCCTGTTATAGATAATAAAATGATTAAAGATGATGGAATGTTGGTGTTAGGATCTCATAATTCAAAGGGTCATTTAAAACCCAATACTATAAATTTAGTACCACTCCATCCCACCATCTAAAAATTGACGGGTCCAATCGCACTATGTGCGATACAACCCGCTCTATTTCTTCCACGGCAATGTTTAGCATGCACGTGCAAAAGCGCGACGGATCTTCTGAGTCCATTTCTTTCAATAAGGTCCTCCAGCGGATTCGCAAGGCCTCAAAGGCTCTCGCAGTGAATCCCGACGCCCTTGCGCAGCAGGTGTTGGCGCGTATTGTGAACGGCATCAAGACCAGTGACCTCGATGAGCTCGCCGCCCAGATGGCCGCCTCTCTTTGCACGACGCACCCCGATTGGGGGACTCTTGCCGCGCGTATTGCAGTCTCGAATCACCAAAAGAATACTGAGGCTAGTTTCTCAAAGGTCGTCACCGCCCTTTCAAATCAGACGCACAAGACTGGCGACCCGCTTTCGTATCTGTCAGCCGACCTACTAACCTTTGTCACAGCAAACGCAGCCGCTATTGATAATTATATCAAGCACGAGCGTGACTACGACTTCGACTATTTCGGCTTCAAGACGCTCGAAAAGTCGTATTTGCTGAAGGACACTGCCGGCACCGTGCTTGAGCGCCCCCAGCACATGTGGATGCGTGTGGCGGTCGGCATCTGGATGGCCTCAGGCAACCTCGACAGAATCTTTGAGACGTATGACCTTCTTTCGCTCAAGTTCATGACGCACGCCACACCGACCCTCTTCAATGCCGGCACGTCGAAGCCCCAGCTCTCGTCATGCTATCTTCTAGCAATGGCCGATGACAGCATCACGGGCATCTACAAGACGCTCGGTGATTGTGCCGCGATTTCAAAGTACGCCGGTGGAATCGGCCTCCATCTACACAATATCCGTGCGCGTGGGTCCCTCATTCGTGGGACGAACGGTCAGAGCAATGGGCTCGTGCCGATGCTTCGTGTGTTTAATAATACGGCGCGGTACGTTGACCAGTGCTTCACTCCTGATACGATTATTTATACTCTTGCTGGCCCTAAGCCAATCGAGGATGTGAATATCGCCGATAAAGTTCTTACAAGCACTGGAGCATATGAATCAGTTCGTCTTCCTATTCGCCACGATTATTCTGGAAAGATTCTTGATATTCAGCTAAAGAATGCCATTTATCCTGTTCGTGTAACCCCAGAGCACCAGGTCTTTGCGCTAAAGGGTCAGACAAAGGGACTAAACTTCGATGTTATTCGCAATCGCTTGGAAAAGAAGATTGCGGCACCTGAGTTCACAGATGCAGGTGAGCTGAATCCCACTGATTTCCTGGTCTTCCCGATTCCATCATATGAGGCAGATCTTCCGAACTTTAGTGAGGAAGATGCACGTCTATATGGTATTCTTCTCGGTGACGGACATATCTCTGGCGGAATGAGTGGAGTATGTCTAAATAATACTTCAAAGAAGGAAACACTACAGTTTGTTCTATCGTATCTCTCAAATCGCGGTATCAAGGCAAATGTTTATGAGAATGAAGATGACCCTACTGTACGCGTAAAGTGGACGACAGCATCACCTGGATTTAAGTTTACTCGTTCCCAGCTATATGATAGTAATAAGCAAAAGAAGATTGATACACCACTTCTTCACATTTCAAAGGAGAAGATTCTACAGATTCTACGTGGTATTATTGAGACCGATGGCTGTATCACTAGTAAGGAGATTTCCGTTGAGCTATCATCATATCCTCTCATTGAAGATATTCGCTACATGCTTCTTCGCCTCGGAGCGCTTTCATCTGGCTATGAGCGCAATCGTGTTGGTAATGTTTCATCTACGCGGGACATTCACACAAATCTTCCTACTCTAGTTATCCGTGTTCCTCGTATTTCAGAGATTCTAGCAATGTTCCCCAACGCACCAGTTGGCGAGTACTTTACGTATCTCCGTTATGAAAATAATATCTACTCTCGTATTCAGTCTATTACTGAGACTAACTATGAGGGTCTCGTTCACGATTTTGAGATTGAAGGTCCCCATGATTACGTCGTAGGTCATCTTGGCCTCGTCCACAATGGCGGTGGGCGCCGCAATGGTTCCTTCGCCATGTATCTGGAGCCCTGGCACGCCGATGTGGAGGACTTTCTCCGCATGAAGCTGAATACGGGTGCGGAAGAGGAGCGCGCCCGCGATCTCTTCTATGCTCTCTGGATTCCTGACCTCTTCATGGAGCGTGTCGAGGCTGACGCAGAGTGGTCGCTGTTTTGCCCCGATGAGGCCCCTGGGCTTTCAGACGTCTGGGGTGCCGACTTTGTAAAGCTCTATACTGACTATGAGGCTAAGGGGCGTGCGCGTAAGTCAGTGTCGGCGCGCAAGCTCTGGTTTCAGATTCTCGATTCGCAGATGGAGACCGGTACACCCTATCTTCTTTACAAGGACGCGGCGAACTCGAAGTCGAACCAGAAGAACATTGGTACTATTAAGTCTTCGAACCTCTGTACGGAGATTATGGAGGTCTCGACCCCCACTGAGACGGCGGTCTGTAATCTCGCATCCATTGCGCTTCCAGCCTATACGCGTTTGGCAGCTGGTGCAACTTATGATTTTGATAGCCTGCGAAAGGCTGTGCGAGTGGCGGTCCGCAACCTAAATCAGATTATCGATATCAACTTCTATCCGACGCCTGAGACGAAGGCCTCGAACATGCGCCACCGTCCCATTGGTATCGGCGTTCAGGGTCTGGCGGATGTCTTCGCTGTACTTGGACTTAACTGGGAAGAGCCCGCGGCCTCTACACTCAATCAGCTCATCTTCGAGCACATGTATTACGCGGCCGTCGACGAGTCTGCAGAACTCGCGAAGACTCAGGGCTCTTATGAGACATTCGCTGGGTCGCCGGCGTCAGAGGGCAAGCTTCAGCCTGACCTCTGGGGTGTCACGCCGCTCTCAGAGACGGATAAGACGCTTGATTGGGCTGCGCTCAGGGTGAAGGCGTCCCAGGGTCTTCGCAACTCGCTCCTACTTGCCCCAATGCCGACGGCCTCTACGAGCCAGATTCTCGGCTACAACGAGTGCTTTGAGCCATTCACGAGCAATATTTACACTCGCCGCACGCTGGCTGGGGAGTTCGTCGTAATCAATCGTCATCTCATGAAGGAACTTATGGGTCTTGGACTCTGGTCCGATGATATGAAACAGCAGATTATCATCAATAATGGGAGCGTCCAGACCATTGAGACGATTCCTGAGGCCGTGCGGCTGCGTTATAAGACGACGTGGGAGATTCCCCAGAAGGTACTCATTGATATGGCGGCGGCGCGCGGTGCCTTTATCTGCCAGTCACAGTCATTGAATCTGTTTGTGGCGGACCCCACATATGCAAAACTAACTTCCATGCATTTCTATGGATGGAAGAAGGGTTTGAAGACGGGTTGCTACTATTTGCGTACGAAGGCGCCTGTCACCGCACAGAAGTTTACGGTGGATCCGCGCCTCCTGGCGGCCGTTCAGGGGTCGAATACACCCCAGGATGATAAGGAGAGTGTATATGAGGATTCGAGTGATGAGGATAAGCCAAAGTCAGAGACGCGTGCTGAGAAGTTGGAGCGCCTGACACGTGAATATGAGGAGGAAGTGGCGCGTTCAAAGGCGGCAGCGGATGCTGGGGAGGGCTGCTTACATTGTTCCTCCTAAAAGTGTTGTACCGTCTAGTACTGAAGTTAAGTACTCCACGGTATTATTTATTATAATACAACAGTAGAAATGATAAGCATCATTACAGCATCTTTCCTATTTATTATTCTTTCCCCCGGTTTTCTCATAACCCTCCCTCCAGTTGGCGGTAAACTTTTCATGTCATATAAGACATCCCTTTTTTCAATTCTCGTACATTCACTTGTTTTCGCTGTAGCAATTTACTTTTTTAATCGGATAGAGGCATTCCAGAATCCATCAAACTCAGAGGAAGAGGAACTAGCTCTCGACGACTGAAATACCCGCCAACCCGTGAATAAAGACTAAAAACTCCTTCTGAAACCCCCAGAAACAGCCTGGCGTGACGTCTGCTCCAGACGGTACGCGACGGCTGGAAACATTTCTCCCGTGACTAAAGGCCACTATGATCTGCTGCGGCGGCATCTCTAAAATATCCTCGGCGCGTCCCACGAGGAATCCCTCGCCCTCACCCACCTGGACCCCCTTAGGAAAAGGCTTCTCGGCCCACCACGACTTATAGAATGTGAGGGTCGCCTCTGATACGCGCTGCTCTAGAGGAATATCCATCGGCGGCACATTCACTGCACTGATACCCTTCACGAGGTCATAGCAGGCAATGGTCGTACACGCAACGGCCTTCGGCTTCCACGGATGAGCCGTTAGCCAGCTCACACGGCGATGAATAGACGTCTCAGGATAATGGTCGTCGTCGTCCATAAACAAAATCACGTTTGAACTCGCCTTCTCCACACCGATATTGCGCTTATCACTAATGGGGCGCTTACCTGTCAGAGGGACATAGACAATCTTGAAGGCCGTGGTGGAATTCGCTACTGATACAATCATATCGGAATTCTGCTCCATGGGGTCGTCTGAGTCATCAACAATAATCCACTCAATCTTATCCTTCGGATAATCGCTAATCATGATGGAATGACAGGCGAGGTCGAAGAACTTCTTGCGATTGTAGATAAGAGTTACGATACTGATTGGGGGCGGCGTAAGGGTGCGGGGAGGTAGAGGATTAGGCGGGGCCTGTGAGTTGAGAACGAGTGTATAATGCTTAATAAGCCTTGCAAAGTTATCATAGAATTTGCGCCAACGGGCCTTCGACTCTGCCTTCCGAACACGACTGTCAGTTTCACCAAAGAGTGCGAATTCGAGCATTGCTGCATCGAGGGCGGTGCCAAGGCTCTCAGCATCAGCGCCGCTATCACGAAGGCCTCCCTCAAGTACTGATGGAAGAAAGGCAACGCCTGCAGAGGCGCTATAGTCATTCACGTAGCACGGCAGGGAATTCAAAATTGTAAATGAGCCGTTCTGCTCGGCCTCCGCTGCCGTGTAGCCGAACCCCTCTGCCTTCGAGCAACCGATATGGCCCTTGAACTTCTTAAATATGCTACGCTCTTCTGGCGACAAGTCCTTGTTAATAATCGTGACATTGCTTCCGATATTGGCAGATAAGTCAAAGGCGGCGGTGGTAGTGATAGTGAGTTTCGGATAGGTCGGTTTCCATACTTCTAGGAGTGTCGAGACATACGCACGCTTGTTAACAGACCCCGCGAGAACCCAGACAAACTCTGGGACTAGGTCTTCAGCCTTCTGCTCTATCTCACGTGGAGGGAGTCCCCATGGAATACAGACCACGTTGTCTGACTTTTTAGAGAAGACCTCCTGAGTGAAACGGTCACGGGCAATAACAACATCGAACTTTGGCAAATAGATATCCCAGGCTGGAACCCAGTGCTCTGGATTCACCATTAACATATTTACGCGCCCCCAGGCAGCCCAGCCATAGGCCGGTACTTCTAAATGAATTATAATATCGGCGGGCACGGGGGGCTCAAGGGGGTCGCAGTGGGTCACAGTGTAGCCTCCTAGAACCTTCCGAATGCCTGCGACATCCTTATTGAGTCCATATGCATTCGATTTGTTCGCAAGAATGATAATATTCATCTATGCTTTTTATAGGGAGGTGTTTAGGTAATATGGATCCAACAAATGTAGGATTTCTTAAATGGCTCGATCCATATGAAAAAAAAGAGAAGGGTTCCCATAAAGAAGAAAATACTAGATTCCAAAAGGTTCTTCATGATTCAATTTCAAAGGAGGCGCTCAAGGCGCTTATATTAAAGAATAAAGTTTATAGTGATGAGGGAGAGCCAGAATTGATTTTAGAGTATCCTGAGCGGAATCCGAAGGTATTTTTTAAACATAATTCAAAGTGGAAATTTCATAATAGTAATTGGCAAGATGAAGAAAATATTGATATTTCAAAAGATGGTGAAATAGTTGCTTATACGTATTCGTCTTACAAACCAACTGAAAATTACAGGCTGGCTGTGAGAGGTAAGCATCGTTGGACTCATAAAAACTGCGGCGGCCCATTTGTGGCTATTCTCGGATCCCGTATATTTTTTATAGAGGGTGATAAACTCTTGCACTATACTCGGCTCGTTAGTATGAACTTGGAGGGTGGTGATAGGAGGGTGATATACGAGAATGAATCAAAACTGCTAGAGCTCATTAAATGTGAATCACGTACTCTATTTCTTTTAGCATCTGATGCTGGAGTTCAGAGTATGTTTCATGTTACTGAGACCAAAATTACCCAACTCAGTCCAAGGGGTGTTTCGTTTTATCCAATTGGGCCAGGGCCAGCCTATTTTGTACGGGAGGGGAATTTCTCGGCTCCGTGGAAATTGGTGGGAGGGGAGTGGAAATTGAATTCTAGAATTCGAGCCGACGGAATTGAATTCTGCTCGGCCTCTGCCAAAATTCTAATTACGAAATTCTACGGAGTAAGAACAATTTGGAAAATGAATGGCGACCCTGTTAAAATTTACAGTGGAATTTTTGAAATTCTCCCATGTACGAATTGCATGGGATGGCTCGGTATAACTGATAAACTTTACTGTATTCGGCCTGGTACGTCAGTATATACTATAAATTTAAAAACAATGATAGAATCTCCCCGTATAACATACGGCGGTACCCTGCGTACAGGAATATCAATTTCTTCAGATAATCTCCCAGTACGATGGACCTTTCTCGGACCTGAGCGACCCACAGGACTTGTGTGTATAAGTTATGGGTCTTACGGAATCGCCACTTCACTAAAAACAACGCGTTGGAGAACGTGGATTGATGCTGGATGGGCGATTGCCTTTTTATTTATAAGAGGTGGTGGTGACGGCAATGATATGTGGGCGGACTTGGGGCGGTTAGATGGCAAAAAGAGAGAGTTTGACGATGTTGAAGCATGTGTTAAAGACCTGCAGCGGTTGACTAGATGTAAGGCTGAGAATACTGTATTATTTGGTCGTTCGGCAGGTGGCCTTATTGTTGGAAACCTCGCGGCGAGGTGGCCACGAGGTGAACTCTTTGGAATCATTTATAGCGAGGTACCCTACGTGGATCTCCTCAAAACGGCTGCAAATTCTACTATGCCATTAACACCATATGAATACAAGGAATTCGGTAATCCGCGGGCTGGCCCTATTGATTTTGAGACTGCCTTAGAGATATCACCGATTCATCAGCTGAGTTCAAAAGGTGCGCCAGGAATAAAAGTTTTATGCAGGACCGGTACGGAGGATGTTCAAGTGTTTCCTTACGAGTCTTTAAAATGGATTACTGCTCTTCGTGGAGGTAAAAAAGATTATACCAAAATTGTGTATGTCGATGATGAAGGGCATAGGTCAAATAATACTGAAGCTGAGTATGCGGAAGATTTTGCTATTATTAGTGGATGGGTGCTACCGTGGAGTACTTAAATTAAGTACTCCACTCTGCTGGCTAGAACGAGAAGTTAAGTGCTCCCCATGATACAAAGCCACGGAGTGGCTTTGGTTATGGGGAGTACTTAACTTCAGTA